TAAACTGCTGCTAATTATAGCTGAACCAGTGAAAGGAAATATTTGAGCATACGAAGCGGTAGCTGCAAATAACGAATATGAAGCACTTAATGCATAAGAAGCGGAAATTGCGTTTGAAATTGAACCGCTAAAGTATGAAGCAGTACCAGCATTGAGGGCATATGATGCTGTGTTTGGAACTAACGTTGATAAGTTAATTAAGAAAGTAGTTCCGTTTCCTTTTGTAAAAGTAATAGAAGGGTTGGTGAAAGAAGCGGTTAAGAGAAGGGATCCGGTGTCGCTTCCTGCAGCGTTGAGTGCGTAAGATGCTGTTATAGCGTTGAGAGCCCAGCTAGAAGTACCAAATAAAGATCCAGTTGCGCCTGCAAAAAACACTACAGAACTAGAAAACTCGGCCGATCCGGTAACCCCTAGGCTGCCGGACATTATAATGTCGCTACCACTTACTCCGTTCAACGCATATATAACCCTTTGGAGCTGATCGGCTTCAATTATTTGGCCGGGTGATATACCCGCGAGTGAAATAGTATTGGCCACGCCTAAGAAATTTGTTTATAAATAGTTAATTCCGCAACAATAAACAACCTGGCGTTACTGGACCTGCTCGGTGGTAAACACTATTTTACAGATATTGTAGGTCTTTCCAGATAGCTGTGCGAGATATGCATTCAGTGAATCCGGAATCAAATAACCGTTTACAGTGAGATCAAATTCAGTTCTTACAAGTCTATCCTCACCTTGCTCGTAGACTTGGGCGTCATTAAACGTTTCAGTCTTAGCGAGAAACTGAAAAGAATCGGGGTCTCCCCAGTAAGAATTAGAAGCAAAGTTAACTGCTTCAATTAATTTGTTCATTTGTTCTACAAAGTTAGTCCACATTATAACAGTATAATTTACAGTGACATAGTCAGGAGTTACTACTACTGTATATTCTCTCTGCGGCTTTTGATTTTGTAGAACATTAAAGTTATCGTATATATTCTTTCTAGAAAAAGGCTTTTCGTAGAGCTGTACATTTTTTGCAGCATTACCGTCAATCTTATTTCCTAGAGTACGGTTTTGAACTACTGAAGATCTTTTAAAGACAAGCAGAGGAGACATGATTCTTGCAGCATTATCGCGATAATATCCATCCTTTTGAATTGATTTCCATTTTTCAGGAGATCCGTAAATGATCGGAACCAGTACCGTAGAATTGTTTTGAAATACCGTAAGCTTAAGAACGTTTGTAAAATGGTACATTATTGATAAATCAATATCCTCAAGTCCTATTGAGTATTTTTTGTCTGCTATAGGTTCAAATGCAGTCTCGTATGCTCTATTGAATTCAGGCTGTCCGGGCTTAAATGGCTCAGAAAATACGAGATTAGGATTTCCATACTGAGGATCAGCCGGAACAATGAGCTTATCCATAAACTCTCTCCTATTCTGCGGTCGTACAATCTGCGACATATTAGAGTCTCTGTTGTGTTATACCCAATCTTTCTGGTGAAGTCATATGGGTGTTAAGAATAATTGAGAAGCTACCGCCGAAGTTGTTTAATCCTGCTGAATACGAGTAATCAGGGTTCTTTCCGAGGAATAGCTGATTTTCGTTTGTATTATCTACTTCGTAGTAGAGTTCGTTATACATTATAATGTCTCCTGTTTCAGGCACTACGTTAGCTGCTTCAAGATCTGGTTTTAAAAAGCGGAAATCTACTTCTCGTCTACTATCAGGACCAAAATTATTATCAGTAACAGTTGTAAAGTCTCCTCTCACTATCAAACAGTTCAAGAGTACTGGCCCTATATACTGCTTGACGAATGCTTCACCATACATATTTGGCGGAGTTGCAGGGAGAACTACCTTATAATACCCTATTTGCTGGGTGACTACGTTATTTACAAATTCGGCTGCTACACCAAATTGCATATTTGCATCTCTGACTGTTCCAAATAATGCCATAGTTATCCTATATAAACCATCAACGGTATATTATTCAATGTATCACTCAAAGAATTGTTCTCTGACTGTTTTCTTTCAAGTTGCTTTTGTCTAGACATATCCTCAAGATCAGTCCTCAATTTTTCACGCAAAGCCACTTGCATCTCTTTACCGCGTGTGATTAAGTCGTTGTAGTTGAGTGTAGCTTCAGCACCGGGAATCAAAACAGTCTGGTATTTTCCACGTATCAAGCCTAATAATTCAGATGTTAGGGCAGCAGTATACTCCTTGATCCATTGCTTACCTGGTTGATTGATATCTGAGTAGGTAATAAGGCCGTATGGTGCTAATGCAGGATTTGCTACTAGCCCCTGATTACTACCGTATGGACTGTTTTCAGTAAGGGACATTAAGTCTGACTGGAATGCATACTGGATAGATACACACTGTCTGTAACCTCCATAGTTGCCTCCTAAAGGTACAGGTGTTATTCTCAAGTTAGTACCGATCAATTCAAAAGACCATTCAGGTAGACGTACGTCGTTTGACATTTCTAGCTCTTGAATACTCTGAATATCCCAAAATACAGGGTAGTAAGTTACACTATTATTTCCTCCATATCCCATACCGCCATATCCGCCCCAATCGCCAGGCCATGCACCCGATCCTCCAAGCTGTGGGTAGTAGGCGCCATACCCGTACCCGTAAATAGCAGGAGGAGCTTGGTACATTATTCTCTGAATGATAATTCTATCTCCTGGATCCATGCTCTGTGATGCAACAGCCCAATCATACACGTTATAGTTTTGCTGTCCAGGTAGAAGATCTAAAGAACCGCTTTTCCAACTTACAAATCCTCCCACTCCTGCTACCTGTCCGTAGGTTTCTGCTATGTTAACCATGTTGGTTAAGTTAGGAGATACTACAGTGTTATTTAAAAGTGAAGCAGTAGGCTGTCCTTCAAGAGTTAGGTAGTTATCTTTTATCTTAAGTTGATAAAGCTCTTCAGCATAGATTGATACTGCCTCTTCAAAACATGCGTAAATGTTGAGATCGTCAAGTTCGACATCTATATTGGCCCTGGTGATCCGTCGTAAATAATAGGGTTTGCCATGTTTTTTAGTCTCTATGATCGATGTAAATTTTTAAGATATCCTCTACAATCGGATCACGGTGATTAGTCTTTAATGTTACTACTTCAAAACCAGGAACACTTGTCAAGTTGTTACATATAAAATTAAAACCTGATAGTTTTTTATCTTTTAAGTCAATTTGAGCAACATCTCCACAGACAACCATTTTACTTCCTTCACATATTCTTCCAAGTATCAACTCCATTTGTCGATGCGTTATATTCTGTCCCTCATCTACTACTACACAGCAGTTTGTTAGGTTTCTACCCCTCATAAACGCCACCGGAATTACCTCAATTCTCCCTTCTATAATCTCTTTATCGATCTTCTCCTTACTGTAGAGCCTATACATGTTATCGTATATGGCTGCCGTGTAGGGAGCGAGTTTTGCGTCCTTATCTCCAGGCATAAAACCTAACTCTTCACCAGCAGTTACGGCAGGTCTTGTTAGAATAACCTTCTCGACCTGTCTAGTAAATAGTAAATCTAGGGCTGCTTGTGCGGCTACCATCGATTTACCCGATCCGGCACCTCCTCTCAGAACTGTTATCTTGTTCCTGAGAATCGTTGCTTTAGCTAATTTCTGCTCTTCATTGAGCGTAACCTGAAATTTGATAGGATTCTTGAGTTTTTTCTTTTTTGTAACTATTGAGTCAACCATGCACACTTCATTTGATATAAATAGTTAGGCTCCTTAAATAAAATCTAGAGATAGTGAGACTATAACTTATTGATATAGATACAATAAAAAACCGGCCTTACGGGGCCGGTCTTTATTTTTAAACTAGTCTAAGTTATTAGCTAGCTTGAGCTACCTGAAGGTCAGATACATATACCTTACCATAGTACTCAGGACGGATCATCTTCTTAGCGTAACGAGTCATGATACCTTTACGTGGTGTGAAGGTATTTGGATCGTACACTAGAGGTGTCATGATTAATGGTACATATGGAGCATAAACTGCACCACACTCAAGGAATTGGTTACCACGGAAGCCCATTAAGATTGTGTTCTCAGTCATGTATGGGTTTTTGTAAACCTTGTAACGACTGTTAAGAGCACCGATCTTTTGAACACCGAAGGCATACTTCATAGTGTCTGCAGCTCCGTCTGTGTCAGCAGCAAATCCTGGGATAGACTCAAGAATTGTAGCTACAGTTGGAGAACATACTAGGAAGTTAGCACCACCACGTAAAGTCAACTGATGGATCTTGTTAGATACAGCCTGAAGCTTGATACCCAAAGTTTGGAACCAAGACATTTGGTTGTAATAAGCACCGGCAGTATTGCTTACATAAGCAGTACCAGCAGCGTTGATTTGCTGGCCGATTTGAGCAGACCAGTTAGCAACTGTCTGTGCATTCTCAATCAACATGTCAAGGATTTCGAGGTCGATCTCAAGAGAGATGTACTCAGAAAGCATACCAGTCAATTCAGCTTCAGCGTCAAGACTATGGTAAGCATTCAAATCCTGCGCGAATTCAGGAGTCCACTGTGCTTTCAACTTACGAGTCTTAGCAGAGATGGTCTCAGACTTCATCTGCACGTTGATCTCAGGGATAACGATAGAGGCAGAAGCAGCTGCGTTCGGGTTAGAGAATGGAGTAGGTGTATCTTGAGGAGCATCCTCGAAGTCACCACGAGTTGCGAAGTTAGTAGACTTGTTATAGAACAATACTACACCAGGTACGGCGTTATCGGCACCAGAACCAGAAAGTGAAGTTTGTACTGTAGCAAGTGTTGAACCGCTAACAAAGAATACCAAGTTAGCACCGCTAATAACTGTGAAGTCATTGATAAGAGTGCTAGGAGAGATAGACGTATTGTTGCTACCGGAGATTTCGAAAGCACGAACTCCGTTAGTATCGATCACCAAAGAACCAGTGTTGATGCTGATTTTGATCATCTTGTTGTCTACTACAGACTGAGAGTAAGCTGTATTAAAGTTTACATCTTGGAAAGTAGCAAGAGTAGCAGTAGCTGAACCGGAAAAATAAGAAGCAGAGAATTGGTTAATTGAATAACCAAAGCGGCCCTGGCCATAAAGACCTCCGGAAGCTAAGTTACCGAATCCGCTGTTAGGAGTTTGGTTCAAAGTACCATACACGGATTGTCCTTTTTGGAACGGTGTAGGGATATTGTTACCATACTGGAAGTCTAGATAGAATACTAGACCGGCAGGAAGGTTCATTGGTTGAACACTAACGAACTCTTTAGAAGCGATTTGTCCGAAGATCTTACGAACAAGAGGTAGAGCTACACCAGCCCACTGCTCACCATTACCAGGAGTAAAGGTAGCACCGTTGGTTACACCACCACCAGTTGAAGATTGCTCGAGTACGAGTTGCTTGGCTTGGTTCTCAAGAATAACGGCCATATTTGTGCGGTCGTAATCCTTCAAACCCTCAAGAAGACCAGATTTGGCCCATTTCTTGGCAAGCTTTTGGCTAACACCCATTTGATCGTTGTATGGGTTAGCACTTTCTAAAAGGGATTGCACTAAGTTTGACATTTTTTAGAAATGTTTAGTTTTGAAAAAAATTGTTTATTTAATTCCAGCAAGCTGTTGCCATCTTGATACGAAGGCATCGGCTTCAACAATCGGACGAGCTGGAGCGCTACCGATTGGTTTTGATGCAAAACCTACAGACTCTTTAAGTGATGATTTTTTAGTATCAGCACTGATAGATTCAAGTAAGGTTTTGTAAGTGTTCTCAACCTCTTTAACAGATGTTGCTCTGTCAAATGCGTTGATAACTTTTGTTTTTTGTGATTCAGAAAGGTTCTTTGCCTTGAAAATTTTGTTAACGTAAAGAAGTTTTGCGCTAAACAAATTGATTTCGTTCAACTCGGTCTTCAGAGCCTTGATAGTCTTAACGGCTTCGTTAAGTTCTTTCTTCATCTCTTCTACTTTGTAAACGTCTCCGGCTTTGGAATCGATCTGACCGCCAGGAATTTCTCCAGCAGCAGCTCCTTCTTCAACCTTCTCTTCTTTTTCAAGTTCGGCAAGAATTTCATCAAGAGAAATTTCTTCTTCTCCTGCTTCGATTTCTTCACCACCGCCTAAATCGGCTGCAAGATCAGTACCGCCATCTAGTGGGGCTTCAGGAGCCATTCCACCGCCCTGTAATTGCATGAATACATCACGAATGATGTCTTTCAATTCTCCTACAGTGATGTCAACTACTTCTTGCTCTTCACCACCTTCAGCTGCTTCGACGTCTTTAGTCAGGTCCTCACCAGCCTCTTCGGCTCCGTGATCTTCCTTTTCTTTTTCATCATCTTCTTCAGCTTCGTGAATGGAGCTTTTTGCCTTTTCAGGATACCCGGTACCGCCTTTAGAGGTATGGGCTTTTTCATCGTAACCAGTTTTCTTTTTTTCAGTAGCGCTACCAGTGTAGCCGTCTCCTTTAACATGAGCATCCTCTTCTAGATCAGCCTCTTCTTCTACTTTCTCTTCAGAAAGGGCGTCTAGCTCGGCTAGGATCTCATCTAGTGTAGACTCTTCCATTTCGGTAGCTTCTTTATGCATTTCATCTTTTTTATGATGCATTGCAGCTTCCTCCATTTCAGTAGCCTCTTCCATGGTATCGTCCTCTTCTTTAGTGAGTTCCTTTTCCATGGTCTCCTTGATAAAAGGCTCAAAATGTTCAGCGAGAGTAGTTCTGGCGGCAGCCATTGCAGTCTCACGAACAGCCTTTGCGTCAAGGATTGCTTGCTTAAACAATTCTTGATTTTCCATCTTAAATTTGTTTCGGGGATTGCTAATTAGAGTGTAGCAATATAAGGGTGTATAGAATACAAAATGCCATATTAGGATGGCATACTATCATAAATATCCCTGCCTGTACGGAAAACCTTGATTCTTAGTAAAAAAGTTTTTTACTTAATGCAACACACACCGCTTTGGGTGCAAATAATATCAGAAATAAGTTTATTTATACTACTTTTTCTACCTTCTCCGCCATTTGGGTCGTAAGATTCGTTTAATCCTCCAACCGGTCTTACGTAAGCACCGTACGTAGATGGAGTTGATACAAAGTCCCAGCAGATTAATTCTAAGTCACTGATGGAGTATCTAAAATTTCGAATTCACCCATTAAATTTTTTCCCTCCCACCAAAGACGTGTAATGTTATGACAAACGTTCTTGAGGTTGATAACTGAAGATTCAGGGTGATCGAGTTCGCCAAGTGCTCTTCTTTCCTTTATAGGCCCGTCAATATAGAGTTGAACTTGCTTTGCAAGAGTATCAAAATCGTAAATACGTCTGTTAGCATTAGGTTTGTCGGCAGCCTGTACAAGACCGGCTACAATAAGAGGTGCTTTAGGATTCATTCTAGCCTCATGTAGCTGTCTAGGTAGAGGCGTGAATGGTAAATATTCTATAAGGACTTGCTTATTCATTGTGCTTTTGTAAATACTTGATTGAACTGTGGATCTTTTATAGCTGGATCATTCTGCTGAAAGGATTGCACTTTACCTGTTTTCTTATCTCTAAATAAGAGCTCTTTTACAGTCTTCATTAACTTATCCTTAAGACTAGCCTTTTTATCTTCTTTTTTTATAAGAGTGTCGCGCATTTCTTTCTCCTGGTCAGGATCGCCAGCAGCTTGCTGTCCTACAGGATCTTCGTTTACTTTTTCTTCGTTATTACTCCACTTAACCATTGTACGAGGCTTCATCTCACTAGAAGGAAGCTCCATAGTAGTCTTTTCAGGCTTGATTTTTGTAAGGACGTTTTTCTGCAGGTCTTCTTTGTGACCATCCTGCCACTGAACTGTAGCTGTATGTCCGTCGAATTCGATTACCGATCCCGGGGTACCGTCACCTTTTTTTTTATAAACTTCCATCCCCTTATGAAACTCTTCGTGGTGCGGGTTCTGAGTAGTCATTTCGTCGAGAATATGTTCTTTGAGTGCCATTACCTTCTCCTTACCGGGGGTAGCAAATGCTTCAAGCTTACCTTTAGGAGTTTGGGTCATGTGTTGAAGACCTTTACCGTTCTTGGCTTTTCTCTTTTCTTTCTTTTCGAGAGTATCTTGTGTGTTAGGCTTAGCATCTTTAGCTACGACCTTCATCTCGTTAGGCTTATCGGTCAGGTTGTTTTTCTTTACATCTTTCATTTCAAGATCCTTATCCATTTCCTTTACAGCCTTAAAGTTTGCAAGCTGTAATTGTTTGTAAGCATCAGGATCTTTTAAAATAGTGTCAACGACTTTCTTTCTAGCTTTAACGTAATTCTCGTCAGTAATTTCCGGCATCTTTGCAAGTTCATATTGAATGCCATGATAAACCTGATAGTAGTTCAAATGATCAATACCTCTATAGGTATCGTTTTCGGCGTTTGGATTATGACCGTAAACGCCTTCAGGCTTTTTTGCTTCGTTTAATCCCAGTGTTCCAAACCTTACTTGCCCTTTTTTACGATCTCGACGTATTTTAGGGATGCCTATCTTAATATCTTCAAGAGCATAATGTAGATTTTCCCACCAAGCTTTGTTGGTTAAGTATTTAATAGCAATACTTTTATCGATTTTATTTCTTTCGACATACTGTTCTACGAGATTTCTGATCATATCTTCTTCTTCTTCTGGATCAGGAGAACCGTTTTGAACAGTGAAATTATACATTGCATGATCAAGATCATGTGATATTTCCTGGGCAACTGTATAAGGAGCAAGTTTTCTAATTGATTCTGCAGTGTTTGTATTTTCACTTAAAATACGCTTACCTTTTAGGATTCTTACAGAATCATCGAAAGACGTAGTAGGTGATACGTGTTGGGGAAATTGCATACGTACATTACGCATGAAATTACTTTTGGACATTTTACCCTCTAACAGGTCTTGGTATTGAGCTTGAATATTCTTCATAGTAATAAATATCTTTAGGGTCTCCTTCCTTGCCCGCGGTATTTCTTAGGCCGCGGACTATGTTTGTTGAAACTCTTTTGTGCAGAACCTGTTTTTCTTTTTCCGAAAGTGATCTTTCTAGATTCACCGCCTTTTCCTTTTGCCATATACTTTATTTTAATTTCTTATCAATTCTAATTCATCTTCAGGCCACCAGAACATATAATCTCCATCTTCTTCCGTATTTACAGGTTCAATTAAATACCAAGGATTAAACATATTTTCCTCCTCTAAATTATACTCTGTATTTTTCATTATATATTCCGGATCGTTTGGGTCTTCTTCAACTGCTTTCCAGCTAGGTCTTCTATCTAGTATTTTATGTACAATATTCTCCCCGTAAGATTCTACTGTTTGACCTATTTTGAATTTATAATCAACTTGAAGATTTCCTTGATCGTCTACACTCATATCTTCATTGATGATGCCAGCAAGCTTCTGTATTCTTTTTATTTCGTCTAGTCGCTGTTTCATTTTAAATTTAGATAGATTTACATCTGTTTCTGATTGCTATTTTCTTTATAGTCTCTAATATTATCAGCAATATCATCAAGTTCCCCTACACGATAGTTGAATAAGAGTCTTTTTAGTTTAGGGTACGGAGTATCTTTTATTTCATCATCAAAACTCTTAATAGCCTGTAATAGATCGTTGTACTCACTAGATTTTTTACCAGTTTCAGTCCATCGCATGATATCATCGTAATGTTTTAATAATATATCTCTATTAACAACAATATATTTAACAAATTTTTCTTTATTATCATCAATATCAAAACTCATGCCTTCATTTTCTTTTAAAATGCCAGCTATACGCTGCATTCTTTTTATTTCGTTAAGCTGTAATTTCATTTTAAATCTCTAGTTTTTGTATATACTTCTACTACTTTAGAATTGATTTTTTCGAAGATCTTTTTAGTGTTATGCTTGTATTCGAGAGTATTTTCACCCTCAGATAACTCAGTTCTCATTTGCTGAGCGAATTCTACGAGCTTGGATACTTCTTCTAGTTTCTTATGAATCATTTTTACTGCTTCGTGCATTTGCTCGTCCTTTGATCTAACGGCTGTCTGTTTTTTGAACTGAGAATAAGCTCGTGATTCGTTGATATATTCCCGAAGGGCTTCACCATATCCGGCAGTACAAGTTTCCAGGTCCTGCGGGTTAACGATTAATCCTTGCTCATAGCAACCTTTCATGTACTCTACGTAATCGTTTCCGTAGCCGTAATGTTTGGCTAGTTTTAGCACGTACTCTTTTACTTGATCCCAGGCAGGAGTTTGCCCTTCTTTCCAGAGCATCTTAACCTGTACTCCTTTAATATTTTTTCCAGCCTCTTCTGCACTTGGTGCTTTAGTAAAACCAAAATTTTTATATGCAGTTAAATTTTTAGTTCCCTGTTTATTAGTTTTCGCAGGATTTCCAGCAAGACGAGGGGCATCTTCTCTTACCTTCTTCTTTCGTGTACCGGCAGCATATTGCTCTCCCGTTCCGGGTGTAAATGTGGCTCCAGCTGTTGATCCGCCTCCTGTTGTACTACCTCCGCCTCCTGCAGGTGCTGCAGCAGCGCCGTCTTCGTCTAGTTTGAAGCCCTTAATAATGTCTTGTACCATTGCTAATGCCTCAATCCGGGTTAAACCGAAAGACATAGCCTTTTCGATCATAGCCTCGATATCAAAAGGTAGTTCTTCGTGAGATAAATCGTCGAGATCTTCAAGTAAAAACTGTGTAGCGAATTGATTATTCATTATTTGACGGCTTTGAGCTCACTGATCAATTGATAGTACTGCATTAAGCCAATCAATACCTCGTCCTTTATAGAATCATTTGGACCGAGGGGCTTAATAAAATTCAAAACCTCATTTAATTTAATTTTAAGAACCTTATCTCCGACGTTAGACTTTAAGTCTACGAGCTCGCTTTTAACCTCGAGTAGTTTTGTATTGAGATAGGTTCTTAGTCTCTTAGTATCAGAGACGTTGTTAATATATTCTTTTAATAAATCCTTTTGCTCTGGGGAGAGACTTGAGTATTTGTCGTTAAACTTTTCAACCAATATCTTATAGGCAAGAATTCTGATCTCCTTGTCCTCTTTCATAAATTCTTCTACTACTTTAGAGGCGACTTTCTTTTCAGTTAAAGACTCTTTAGTAATGTGCTCAAGGAGAGTGAGCTTATTTGTAACAATCTGTTTAGTATCAGAGAACTTTTTAGTAAGTTGATTCTCAATAAGTGTATATACCGAAGCATAGATCTTATAATTGTTTATTTTGGCCTTAAAAAAATCATCTAAATCGTAATGTTTTTTTACTTCCCTAATAAGATTATACTTTTCTCTATCTAATTTGACTCTATCAAGCTTTTTTGCTTGCTCAACAATAGTGTTTATTAAAATTTCAGCTTTAGATTCTGTTAGTTTTGGTGCACTAGCTACAGTATTGTACAGGCTATATTCTTTACCTAACTCCGTGTTTGTGAAGTATTTCTTGAAAATTTTAACGGCTTTAGTATCCTTGTTAGACATTAAATCTGCTGTAGACTGACGTACTAAAAGCTCAAATAAAATACCGGTATTCTTGTATTTGCTATGTTTTATCATCGATGATAAGCTTACTAATAAATATCGACGTATCAGATTAAATCTGAATCAGGTCTAATGCGTGATTCGTCGAGCAATTCACTGGTTTTATCGTTTTCGTAAATGTTAACTCTCTTATTTTTCTTGAAAGATTCTAATGCAGCCTTATTAGTTAAGTAAGCGGCTACAGTAGTATTCTTATTTTCTCTTAATGATAACGGACTGCCGCCGGTAAACTTGGCTCTTAGCCCGTCTTCACCAGAATTTGATTTAGATTTCAAATCGTAAACACCCATTCTATCTCTACCTAGAGGATCGTCTGAGGTGTTAATTAAAGATACTTTATTTGCAGGGCGTCCTGGTAGCTTAACAGGTTCTCCAGGATTCGTTTCGTCGTAACCCTGCGGAACGTTTTGACCAGATAGAGGTGCTGTTCCATATCCGCCATACATAGAAGCGATTTGATGGGGTGTACCGTATGCTTGTCCGCTTTCTGCAGGATCGTTACCCTCCTCTTCGATTTGTTTTATACGGAACATTCTCTTCTTATCCTCAATTATTAAGTCACGGTATTCATCAAACTCTTCTTCAGAGAAGTGGAATAGTTTATCGTAAATCCAGTCCGTCGGTAAGAAGCTTGCTTCCATCATTTGTGAGGCAAGGTCCATTTTCTCCTTCATAAGTGCAATTCTCTCTTGCTCGTAAATAATAGAAGGAGTAGTGAGTGTTAAATCGAAATTAGTTAACGACTCATCATCGTATCCGTGGGCATAAAGATGAACGAGAGCGATCTTAGTTAACTCAGAAAGAACAATACGTTGGATTCTTTCAATAGTACGTGCAAAGCGAATATCTTCTGCAGCCAATGTTGCTTTACCTGTTAAATCCTTTTCATATCCAAGGAATGCTTTAGGTATCTTGAGTGCTGCAAATAATTTATTAAGTAAGTAGTTAATATCTTCTATACCGTTATACTCGAGAGGTGGTGCATTATCAATACGTGTAGAAGAATCGTTACCGCGTACAGGAATAAAGAAGTCTTCAAGCATGTTCTGAACGTTATAGTTCAGATTATATTGACCTGTTCTTTGATCAACAAGTGGAGTTTTCTTCATCTTGTTAATCATACGTTGCATGTAGTTCTCAACCTCATTTGGAGGAATGGCTCCAACGTTTACATAGAAGATACGGCGCTGTGGTGCACGTGTAAGACGATGAATCATCATCGCATCCTCCATTAATACATACTGCTTGTAAAGCCTACGTCCTGGCTCTAAATATGAACGTCCGTAAGGTAGGTAGTTAACATCACCAATTAGTCTCAGGTGTGCCATTTCATAATTATAGAACGTAATACCTAAGTCGGTGTTCTGATATGAGGTAGAATAACCTGCAGTAGCACCTAGTGCAGCAGTTGGATCATACTTAAAGATTACCTCTGATGGATTAGACGGGTTTGTGCCTTCAAGGCGTACAATATTGTAAGCAGAGAATGGAATTACATTATAAACTCCGTATTTCTCGGCGACCTCTAGCTTAAGGAAAAAATCACCATACTTACACATATTTCTAATCCAGAACCACAAATTAAACTCAATGTTGAGTATGTCATAGAAAAGGCTGTAAAGTATCTTTTGAATGTTTTCATCTGATGAACGGATTTGAATTACGTCTCCTTGTGCGTTTTTTAAAGTACATTCGTCGGCAATAATATCTAATGCAGAAGCAATAATAGGATCAGTATCCATAGCCTCATAGTCGGCGTAAATCTGTACTCTCGCACTCTGATAGTTTTGTGAAAGGTTTAAATTCACCCCATAAGAGGTAGAGGTAGTATAAATACGGTTAAAACGGTCGACTAGGGCGTTAGTTTGAAGTACGCCATCGACTTGGATCTGATTTACATCGACAGTTCTTAACGTTCCTCCATCGTTTCTGATGATAACATCAGTGGAAAACAAGCGTTTAAGTGTCGAAAATAGGTTCCTTTGTGGTTGCTGATCTGCCATATCTAATAAATATCTTTATCCCAGCAGCCAAGTTATATCGTCCTGCTGTCCGTTTACTGGCATTTGCCAGGGATTTTGTTGATTTGAACCGTTATTGGGGGTGTAAACTTGGAAGTTTTGTTCAGTTTTAGTGTATCCGTTGAGGCTAGCGTAAGTCAAATCCATAGCTGTTTGACGGAATCGAAGTGCAGTATCTCGTAAGAAAAGTCCAATGCTATACGGCATAACTAAGTCGTCATTATACCCTTGCAAGGCTTGAGGCTTACCATGCTTCCAAATAAACACTCGCCACTCGTCAAGAAGTCTTTGTGAACGAATTAAAGCACTCTTTTCCTCCATAAATGACCTTGCTTTTTCGATAACGAGAGGTCTTGTTCTCTGATTCATACTGAATCCAGGTACCATTCCATCGCCTCTATCAAACTTTGTAACGTATAGATCAATTTGTGTACCTACAATTTCAGACTTAGGTGCATAATAGAGATTAGGATAACCCATCTCTTGAATTGTAGTAACGACATCCCATCCAATACTTGCATTCTCTACAATGAGCATTGCATTATTCCACTCGATAGCCTTAGATACGAGCATGCGTGCAAAGTCCTTGGTAGGAATTTGGTCTTTATACTCAGCTACCTGATCAACCGTCAATGTATCTATGACGTGGAAGGTAGAAAAGTCTTTACCGTCACCTCTTGCTACGTCAGCGACAATCATATACGTCTTCATTGGGTCAGGATAATTCCAAACCCAATAAGCATGGTTAGGTCCGCTCCTCTCTACAGGCTCTTGTACAGTTGTTTCCTGGTAAAAATTTAAAATCCCTGGTTCGATCACAGTGTCTCCTGATGTAGAAAAGTCGCAATCACATTCTTGAGCAGCATTACGAGGCCCTAGTTGAGCTGTTTGTTCATCACGCCATGCTTGATTTCTCTCAGGGTGAACTGTCCATGGAAGA